GCTGCCTGCGGCAGTCATCGGGTTTAAGCCGATCATCGACAGCACCGACTGGATTATCAGTCAGGTATCTCACTCGCTTTCGGATAGCGGCTTTACCACTCAGCTCGATCTGGAAATGAAGATCGATTGAGCTTAATTGCCAGGCGCGCTCCAGAGACTGGTGTGTTCCGGCAAGAACTCTTGATTGACCTGATCCATGGTCAGCTTGCCGATCGCCTTGCACTCTGCCGCGCCGCCACTGAACACACGGCCTTGCGCGCCGAATGAGTTCACGACTTCGATCCGCTGGAAATCAGTCTTGCCCCACGACCCAGGCTCAAGGATCAGACTCGTGCACACGTTGTTGATCACCGTGGCATAGATGTCCTCGGTAACGCGCGGGCGGTCCATGTCAACGCGCAACACGTTGCTGTTTAACTCGACACTTTTGATATCAAGCGGCTTGAGTTGTTTGGTGATGCTCGCCGGGACAGGTTCTGCATGCGCCGTCTGGATCGACGCGAGCAGCAGCAGGGTGAGGCCGATTTTTTTCACGGTGGTTTCCTATAGCAAGAGGCTCAGGCGCTCTCTTATGTGGGGTCGGCCCACTCGGGGCCGTCGTCTGTTGTGCGCTGACACTCGCGTTTGATCCCTTCCATCTTCAATACGCTCCCTATGGAAAACGCCCGGCCATCAAACTGACACACCGATGGGCCTTGAGGCCCGCCAAAGGCCAGCCATACACCGCAGAACAACGCACCAGCAACGCCGATCGAGCTGAAAAGATGACGGTTCGAGATAACGATGGTGGTGTTGCGACTCATAGCGCCGTCAGATGGCGGCGATGGCTCACGTGTTGAGCCTGGATCGCCGATGAGCGCGTATGGATGCGAAAGGGATGAAGACAGAGGCACGTTGAGCGGATCCTTGACCCAGCGATCCAGCAACGCCATTACCTCGTGGAAACTGTCGCGCGGCAATTCGCCGAGTTTGTCGACGCCAAAGTCTGTAAGAATCACTTTGTAAACGTCCATTCGTTCGAGCCCGGTAACGCTCAACACCTCTCCCACTCGATAGGCGATCGCCTTTCGTTGCAGATCAGTGATCGCTCGATCTGCATTTGCACCGAATGACAGATTGAAAACATTGCTCAACTGCGGGTTGCTGCCCTCATTGACCGTACCGCCGGTAATGAGCTGGGCAACATCCCCAACTTTGTAACTCTCCCCCATGATCTACTGCACCCACATCCATAATGGCTTTCCGCCATTATACGTGGCGGCTGGCTAAACATTCCTAGCCTTTCGTCCTCTTGCCAGTGCTGATACGTGCACCGGTCTGATTCACGGCCCCGCCGCTGATGATCTGCGCTACGTCGCCCATGCTGAACTTCTGCGTGGGTTGTGCTTCTGGAGCGTTGTATCCGGCGATCATCCCAAGAACGCCCGAGCGGCCTTTCGAGTCGAGTTCTCGGTATCCACCAAGAACAAGCATCTCGTCCGGGGCCAAGTGCCCACCGGACAGCTCGCCGGTGACGATATACAGCACATCGGCACCCTGGCGCCCTACCGCCTCAAGGAAACCGAGCTTCGGCTCAGTCTTGCCCGCCTCGTAATCACAGTAAGTACGAAAAGCAACGCCACCGCGCTTGGCCATCTCCGTTTGAGTGAGGCCAAGACGAACGCGTTCCTGCGACAACCGATCGTTGTATTGCAGTTTTTCGCAAACATCGTTTGACATATTGCAGATTCCTGCGAATAATTCAGTTGTGTATTGCAGATTTACACAATCCTACCACCAACCGAGACCGGAAATGACCACACCACGAAGCCGAGCCCCCAATGGGGTGATGTCCGATAAGCCCGTTGCGATGAGGCTGACAGCCGACGAAAAGGCTGGTCTTGGCGACATGGCACAGCAGCAGAACCGATCTGAAAGCAGCCTCGCTCGCTTGATCTATCTCAGAGGCCTTCAGGCAATGAAAGCAGCGGGCGAGGCCTAATCCAATGGTAGACACCAAACCGCAAACCGCACACCACCGAACCACAGAGAATCCTGTGGACAGGATCCGTGCGAGCTATCAGTCGATGTGCCGCTCGGTCAATGGCGGTTGGTCAGCGATGGCAGCATCCGTGAGCCTCTCCAAAGATGGCTTGGAGAACCGCATCTATGAGCGCAAAGGGCAGTCCGTAGATGTGCATCTCGCCATGCAAATGCAGGCCAACAGCAACAGCACGCTGTTCGCTGAAGCGGTCGCGGCAGAGTCTGGCGGCGTGTTTATCACTCTGCCTTGCCCCACCACCGTCGACCACGAAGAAATCCAAACCGTTTACATGGCACTGGTCGATGAAGTTGGTCGACTGGCTCGTGAATGGCGCGAGGCCACCCGCGATGGCGAGGTGGACGCAAAGGAACGCGAGCGCCTGGAGGAGATCCGCTTAGCGATCTGCCAGAAGGTCACGCAAATGAACGAACTCACTTACGTCGTCTTCTGCCGTTAACGCGCGAGGTTTGCCCATGGCGATGCAATGCCCCCACTGCACAAGCACAGCTCATACACGCACCAGCCGGTATATGTCGCCGACCTGCAAGGAGAGCTACATGCAGTGTTCAAACCTGAAATGCGGTTACACCTTCGTGAGCATCACCGAAGTGGCCCGCACCTTGTCGCCAAGCGCAAACCCGAACCCTCGCGTGTTCATACCGACCAGCCAGAGAAAACAGGCGCCACCGGATGAGCAACAGCTAGAGCTTGCGGTGAGCTGACCCGCACTACCTGACCTGAACCAGAACACCACCTCATACCGGCATTTCCGGTGTGACGGGATCTTTTTGCCTGACGGAAACCAAAATGGAACAGCGCCTTTACAAAGCCGTAACCGAAAAGCTTGATCGCGACTTCGCATTCAAGCGTGTCGGCGATTGGCTGCAGCAAGGGGAATGCCCTAACTGCCACCAGAAGGAGCTTTACACCAGCGCGGAACATCCGTGGGTGTTGCGCTGCAATCGCTCCATCAAGTGCCAGTTCGAAGAACACATCAAAGATCGTTATAGCGATCTGTTCGAAAGCTGGTCAGATCGCGCACCAAAGTCCCCCGAAAACCCCAACGCGACCGCTGACGCGTACATGAAAGAAGGCCGAGGCTTCGACCTCAGCACGATCAAAGGCTGGTATACCCAAGACAGCTACTGGGACGCTGATAAAGGTATCGGCAGCGCCACGGTGCGTTTTGCCCTGCCCGGTATTGGCTACTGGGAGCGGATCATCGATAGGCCGCAACGCTTCGGTAAGCGCAAGGCGACATTCCGAGGCAACTACGGCGGCACATGGTGGCAGGCACCCGGCCAGTCGTTTTCCGACGTCGGCGAGATCTGGATCGTTGAAGGAATCTTCAAGGCGATCGGCCTGCTGCAAAACGGCATCACCGCCACTTCTGCCCTTTCGACCAGCAATTATCCGAGCGAGGCGTTGGCTGGACTGGCGGCTCAATGCGAGGCCAATGGCAAAGAGCGCCCGCGTTTGGTGTTTGCGTACGACGATGACCCTGCCGGGCACTCAGCTACCCGCAAGTTCTGCCGCCGCGCGAAGGAAGAAGGCTGGGAGGTTGCTGCCGCCATGTCTCCGTCTCGCGGTACGGCCAAACGTGACTGGGATGATCTGCACCGGCTCAGCAGGCTAACGCCGAAGGACATTGACGATTACCGCTACCACGGCGCGCTGTTGATTGCCGAGAGCGCTCAGGCGAAAGCGAACCTGATCTATTCCCGGTTCGGCACCACCCAATTTCCGCTCGACTTCGAGCAGCGCTTGTATTGGTTCAAGCTCGATCTCGATGCGTTCGGCAAGGTGCTGGAGAAGGTTCAAGACGACCACCCGGACATGACCCGCGAAGAGCAGCGGCTCGAAGCCCTGGCCGAGAGCAATTGCGTGGTTGAGATCTGCAACTGCAAGCCGACCCCGCTCTACTACATGAAGAACGAAATTACTGACGAGTCTTGGTACTACTTCCGCGTCAACTTCCCGCACAGCGGAAAACCGGAGAAAGGCACTTTCACGGCGAGCCAGCTCTCGGCGCCATCCGAGTTCAAAAAGCGCCTGCTGCACATGGGTGCAGGTGCGATCTGGACGGGCAGTGCCAGCCAACTCGACCGCCTGCTGTCGCGATGGACATTCAACATTAAGAAAGTCCAGACGATCGACTACATCGGGTACAGCGCCGACCATGGCTGCTATGTCTACAACGACGTCGCGATCGCTGCTGACAAGCTGGTAGAGATCAACGACGAGGACTATTTCGACATCGGAAAACTGGCAATCAAGAGCCTGTCGAAGTCGGTGAAGCTCGACATCAACCCGGACCTGAAAGCCTACAGCGAGTCGTGGTTTGACCTGATTTACCTCTGCTACGGCCCGCGCGGCTTGATTGTGCTGGCCTACTGGATGGGCACTTTGTTTGCCGAGCAAATCCGCGAACGCTTCGAGTCGTTTCCCTTCATGGAAGTTGTGGGTGAACCCGGCGCCGGTAAGTCCACCCTGCTTGAAACCCTGTGGAAACTGCTGGGCCGCAACGGCTATGAAGGTTCTGATCCGCTGAAAGGCTCCATGGTTGGCTATCTGCGCACAATGGCCCAGGTCTCGAACATGCCGGTTGTAATGCTTGAGTCCGATCGGAGCGACGACGACGAAGGCAAAGGCCGACCAAAACAGGCGTTCAACTGGGACAGCTTCAAGTCCCTCTACAACGGCGGTGCACTGCGTACCACGGGCGTCAAAAACTCCGGTAACGATACCTACGAGCCTCAGTTTCGCGCGGCGCTGGTGATCAGCCAGAACGCTCCGGTACAAGCGTCACCGGCCATCATGGAACGGATCATCCACGTCTGGTTCGACAAAAGCCGCCAGTCCGACGAAGGCCGCGAAGGTGGTCTCGCACTCGGTCGCATGACGGCCAGCGAAGTCAGCGGTTTTCTGGTCAAGGCCGTCACCAAAGAAGCCGAAGTCTTGAAGCTGATGGATGAACGTCAGCGCCCATACGAAAAGGAAATTCAAGCAGCCGGGGCGAAGAACCTGCGTATCCAGAAAAACCACGCACAGCTGATGGTGCTTCTGGACGCCCTGAAGTTGGTCTGCCCGATCAGTGACGCACAAATGAAGGAAGCCAAAGCGGTTATCACCGAGCTGGCCCTTGAGCGTGAGCAAGCCCTTTCCCGCGAGAACCCAATGGTCGAGTCCTTCTGGGAGGCGTTCGAGTACCTCGACGGCGCCGGTGATGACGCTGATGGCCAGCCAAAGCTCAATCACAGCCGCGATGCAGGTCTGATCGCCATCAACCTCAACCACTTCGAGCAACTGGCGGCAGAAAAAAAGCAGCGCATCCCGCCGCTGACCGACCTCAAGCGCGTTCTGAAATCCAGCCGCAACCGCCAGTTCATAGAAATTCGCGCCGTAAACAGCGCGATCAACGCCCGGCGCAACAGCGCGAGGGACGCGTTCCACCAAACGCTTCCGTCCACTGTGAAGTGCTGGGTCTTCAAAGCGTGAGCCACCCCAACCCTCAAATGGAACTGACCATGACGAACCTCTATACCCGCACGGTGGTGCGATACAGCAAGCGCTTCCGCTTCGTCCTACGCGCTTTGGAAAAGGCGCTGCCAACGCTGGAGCAAGCCGAACACCTTGCCGAGCAATTCAGCAAGCAAGGCGTCCCGACCGTCGCTCACTACACCGAACGCCACGGTTTGATGCTGGTGGCCCGCGTCCAGGCCGACCACATCAACGTCGCTCAGGATGTCGTCATCGACGAAAGCGCCAAGCTCGGGCGAAAGGTTCAGGTCACCCGCGACGGTTGCCGGATCCTCCCGCCGACTGAAGAAGAAAACACCCGAACCATCCGCCTCAAGTTCGAGGGCTTTTGACCATGTCTCGGCCCACATCGCACCCGAACCCGCGCGAGATCCGCGCAGCAACCGGCCTCAATCAGTCCGAATTCTGGCGGCAAATCTTCGTGAACCAGACGGCAGCCAGCCGCTACGAAAGCGGGCGCCCGATGCCTGCCCCGACCGCCGAGCTGTTCCGGTTGGTGCATATCGAACACATCGAACTGGCGAGCATAAACCGCGTTGACCTGCTGATCGCCGCGCACTTGAGAGAGGAGCTGCCAGACCTCTACGAGAGCCTGAAAGTGCTGGTCACTAGACCGAAATCGGAAACCGAATAAGACGAAAGCGGTGTCGAGGAGCGCCAACTCCCCGACACCTGCCACCACACAGGAGAAGCACCATGCAAGCACAACACCAGAGCAGCAGCGCAACGAACGCTACCACGAACAACTACAAAGCCGGGGATTCCCGCATGAAGGATAAATTTGTTGTGCGCCTGGAGGACGGCATGCGGGACCAAATCGCAGAGGCCGCCCGCACTGAGCATCGCAGCATGAACTCGGAAATCATCATCCGCCTCGAACGCTCTTTCCTGACCGATGACCTCGTCTCAAAACAGGAAAAACTCAATCAGATCCTGCTCTTGAGAATCGCGGAACTGGAGAAGAAACAGGAGTTCATCGACTTCATGACAGAGCCAGCGCCAAAGTGGCTTGGCTCGGAGGTCCGCGTATGAAAGAGCGTCCAGTACTTTTCAATGGTTCGATGATCCGCGCCATTCTATCCGGCCAAAAAACAGTCACGCGGCGGGCGCTCACCAAATCCCGCCACCCCGAGGAAATCTTCCCCTGCGACTTTTCCAAGGAAGAGGCCATGGTCGAGCTTGGCAGCACCCGGCTCGGCACCCGTTGGTGGAAGTCCTGCCCCTACGGCAAGCCCGGCGACCGCCTGTGGGTGCGAGAGACTTGGGCAGAAGTCAGCGTGACCCAGGCACCAGATCAAAAGTGGATCGTTTACCGCGAGTGCGACAATCGAACCGACTTCGGCGGCCCGTGGAAGCCAAGCATCTTCATGCCCCGCCGCGCCAGCCGCATCCTGCTGGAAGTGACTGACGTCCGGGTCGAGCGGTTGCACGCAATCACCAATCAACAGTGCATAGCCGAGGGCTGTTCCGGTGGGCACGGATCAATTCCCCGCTACATCGGCAACGCCACAGTTCAGGAACACTTCCGGCATATCTGGGAAAGCACCGGCGGCGACTATCACGCCAACCCCTGGGTCTGGGTCGTCGAGTTCAAGCAGGTTGTGCCATGAACGACACGCTGGCAGGGAAACCTGTACCACTCCAACTGCGCGCCTGCGAGGCGCGCTACTGGCTCCGCAAGGGCTACACGAATCAAGAGAAGGTCGATGAACTGCGCGAGTTCTTGCACAAAAAGCGCGGCACCAACGCAATCGAGCTGCTGATCGAAGAAATGCGCAACCAATGGCGCATTCGCAGCCTGTGGATAAATAAGCCGATCGGCGAAGCCGAACCAGCACAGGGACAAAACAAATGAGCAACGTCTCAGGGATTCTCAGCTTCGACGATCTGAAACAAGTCACCGGCTATCAGCGCCGGTCTGACATCGAGCGCACGCTCAAGGAACAAGGTATTCGGGTGTTCATGGGCCGGAACGGCCCGTGGACTACCACGGATCTGATCAATCAGGCCGGTGGCTATACTCCACCGACTCAGGACAGCTACAGCCCGGAAATCATCTGATGAGACGCGGTAGAAAGCGCAAGCACAACCCGAACATTCCGGCGCACATCGATCAGGCTGCCTTACCGGCAGCCGTTTACTTCGACCAGCGCGGAGCCGGTGTCTGGTACACGTTGTTTTTCGACGAGGGTGGTAATCAACGCCGGACGAATCTGGCCGGACCGACTACGACCCTGTCCGAGCTTCACCGACTGATGGAAGAACGTTCAGGGGTTGACCGCGACTGCCTGCGTTACCTGTGCGAGCAGTTCCACAAAAGCGATCGGTTCAAAAGCCTGAAACCAAAGACCCAGGCTGACTACGAATACTCCCGCGACGTCCTGCTGACCTTTCCGACCAAGCTCAAAAAGCCGCTCGGTGAGCTGGCCGTTCGCAAGTTCAATGCGCCATTGGTTCAGCGCGTGATCGACCGGATCGCCGAAGCAGGAACGCCGTCAAAGGCCGCACACGCACTCCGCTACCTGCGCCGAACGATGCAATGGGGCAAAAACCGTGGCTTCGTCGAGACGAACCCTGCGCAGGGAATCGAGGCGCCGAAGGAACGCAAGCAGCGACGCCTTCCAGAACCCGCAGCCATGAAAGCGCTTGTGAAGTACGCCCAACAGCAGGGCCAGCTCACACGCGGCCAACTTGGCGCGTGTGCGCCGTACCTGTGGTACGTGATGGAGATCAGTTACCTCTGTCGTTTGCGCGGTATCGAGACGGTGACGCTCACCGACGCAAATGAAACCCCTGACGGCGTGCTGACCAACCGGCGCAAAGGCAGCCGTGACAACATCGTGCGATGGACGCCACGCCTGCGTGCCGCATGGGACAGCGCGAAGAAAGTGCGATCCGACATCTGGAGCAAAAAGCGCGTGCCGGTGCCGATCTCCGCAGAGCAACGCCCGATCATCACCGCTGCTCACGGCGGCGCGTTGCAAAAGTCCAGCCTCGACACGGCTTGGCAACGGTTCATTACCCAGGCCATCAAAGCCGAGATCATCACCGCCGAGCAGCGCTTCGGAATGCACGACTTCAAGCGCCGAGGAATCACCGATACCGTCGGCACCCGAGCCGACAAGCAGGAAGCGTCCGGTCACCGTGACGAAGCGATGATGGACATTTATGACCTCAGCGTACCGCTCGTGAACCCCTCAGCGGACTAAAACCCTACGTAAATCAAACGCATGGCCCCACGCCGAACAAGGCTTGCAGCGGGCCTTCTGCGTAAAATAAAATGGCGCAACGCCTTGATTTATAAGTAAAGTTTCCCTTACTTGTAATCAGTAGGTCCCGGGTTCGACTCCTGGTGCCGGCACCATACAAAACAAAGGCTTGCAGCGATGCAGGCCTTTGTTGTTTCTGCAATACGTAAAATTCGACGTAAAATTCCCCGCCTCCATTTGCTCAACCCCCCTTTTTTCCGACGAACAACCTCTCACAAAGTCATTCTCATAAAGTGATATCATATGATATCGTTTCAGTCGTTATCGTTTCATATCATGTCATACGGAGAGAATCATGATTCTACTGATCGGCGCTGAGAAAGGCGGTGTAGGCAAAAGCAACATCGGAGGCAACCTCGCGGTATGGGCGACACTTAAAGGCGTGGACACCGTAGTGATGGACGCTGACCCACAAGGCACAGCCGCCAAGTTCATTGCACGGAGGAACGAAGCAGGACTTCCGGTCGTGCATTGCGTTCAAAAGACTGGAGACGTATTCGCGACGGCGAAGGATCTCGCCCAGCGTTATCAGCTCGTGATCATTGATGCAGGTGGCCGCGACAGCAAAGAACTACGCACGGCGATGGTGGCAGCGGATCGGATGATCATCCCTACTCAGGCCAGCCAAGCAGACCTTGAAACGCTGCCCCACCTCGACGAACTGATTGGGCTGGCACAGGGAATCAACCCCAACCTTGAGGCGTTTGCTGTCCTGTCTCGCGCACCGACAAACCCGGTGATCAATGAAGTCGCTGACGCCAAAACCCTGCTCGTCGAGTTCGAAAGCTTCACCATGGCCCGATCTATCATCCGTGACCGCAAGATTTATAGAGACGCATGGCTCGAAGGAAAAGGCGTTGTAGAAATGGGCAATGGCAAGGCACGGGCAGAAGTTCAGTTGCTGGCCGCTGAGATGTTCCCTCACCTGCTGAATAACCAGAGTGCAACCCATGAGTAACTTGAAGACCGTCCGCTATGACACCCTGGTACTTAAAGATTGCACCAACCCGGAAATCCCCCGTGAACTACACGGAGCAAACGTTGTGTCATGGGCACGAGGTCACGCCATAGCTGAGTCGTCAGCGCTGGAAGAGTTCGTCTCGGAGCTAGCTGACGGCCTTGAAGACGTCCCTGACTTCATTCAAGAACGTGCAATTGCTGCACTGGCCAAAGCCAAGAGACAGCTGGAGAACAGCTATGATGACTAACAGTCAAAGCGATATCATTTGATATCGTTACACCTGATATCACATGAAAGGAGCGAATATGGGATTCGACGTTACGCCCAAGAAGCAACCCGTAGACCCTGAGGCGCTGGCCCGATTTGCGGAAGGTGCCGAAACTCACACAACGACGCCGGTAGCACCTGCCGTCGCTGCTCCGACCGGGAAAGTCGAACAGGAAGGCAAGCTCACCGAAAGCATGTTGTTTCGCTGCTCGAAGCTGACCGCCGATGAGTTCGCGTTCGTCTACGAGAACACCAACGTGAAGAGCAAACAGAAGTTGCTGGAGTCGATCCTGCTGCCGGAGATCCAGCGGCGCGCTGCTGAAATCAGATCGAAGCAGTGACCGGAAAAAGATGGCCATCAAGCCCCGCGCGATCGGGGCTTTTTTTCGCCTGGACGAAAGCAATCATGCGCGACTGTATACGTGCGCGCACGCCTCACGCGGGGCGGTTGCAGTTTTCAAGTCGGAGGGGGTGCGAGAAAAAGGTAACGCCGGTTACAAGCCCTTCTGATGCACCTACAAGCCATAATCAACAAGGGGTTAACACAATTGAATAAAGGTAATTGAATAGTAATTATGTAGTAACCATATTACCTTTTATAAGAGTTAGTTACTCAATACGAATAACCCTTATAAATCAATGCTTTACGAGCACGTTACCATTTTGGTTACCCCGGATTACGCATTTAAGGTAATCAGAAAAATCCAATAAAAACAAAGGCTTGCCATGAATTATAACCACGATGACTTTGGTTACCCGTTTCCCAAAATAGACCCTCCCCCTGGCATCGCAGAAAGCTGCACTGCATGCGCTTGGGTGCATGATTCTGCAAGTTTTTAAGAGGCCTGACACCCCCTTCGAAGCCCACGGCGCACGGGGCCTCCACCGGACTCATGCAGGTGCATATTTAGTGGCACGAAAGGCGCGCAGGCGTGGCGGGGTAACGAGTCCGCGCGCCGGGTGAAAATGGGGGGGGGTGGCAGCCGGGGCCGATGGCCGGTCAAAAAAAACCGCCCTCTTGGGGCGGCTGGGTGTTGCGGGTCAGCGTCAGGCGGTGCCGATGGCTGCCATCTCGTATGGCTTGAAGGTCACCACCTCATCGCCGAGCCACTCGTTCAGTTCCTTGAAGCGCTCTTGCAGCGGCACGACCTCGTGATGGTAGAAGACTTGGGCTGCCTTGCCCGCGTCACCGAACCCGCCAGTGTTGTTCGGGATGATGCCCATCAACTGCGGCGGCACGCGGTGCGCTGCCATGATGTCATCTCGGGTCACGTTCTTGATGTTGAAGAACTCATCCTTGGCCGCGACCTCAGACACTGGGATCACCTGCAAGCCGTCCTTCTTCCCGTTCGGGGCATACACGAACAGGTTGCGGAAGTTGCCCGGCCCCTTGCTATCCTTCAGCGCCTTGCGCAACCCGTCTACGTCCTGCTCGTTCTGTGCCGCATCGGTCATGTACAAAATGAACCCGGCGTGCGAGCCGTTCAGGTAGTACTTGCGACGGAACAGCGTGGCGCTTTCGTTCAGCCATGCCGCACTGAGCGAGGCCAAATACTCCGGCAACCCGTACACCTCCTGATTGATATCCGGCTCCATCAGGTGGAACAACGAGCCCTCGGCGAACTGGTGCTCCAGGCCATAGCTCGGCACGAACCAGTAGTTGCTGAGGTCACCACCCCGGCGTACGTACTTCGCCAATGCAGGCTTCAAGGTGAGCGCCGTTCGCAGGCGACTATCACGGCGTTCCAGATAGCCGTTGCCGAAGGTCAGATAGTCCAACACCCACCGCGCGAAGTCCGATCGAGACAGCAGGCGGTGCGGCTGGAACGTACTGACCAAAATGTTGCGCTTCACTTGGATCGCGCTGCCGTGGTGAACGGCGGCACGGTATGACCGAGCGAGCCCTTCCCAACTGACCGGCGGCTCATACCAGCGTCCAGCGTTCAGACACTCTGCATAGTCGAGAATATCGCGCCGATCAAGAACCGGCACCGGGTCGCCAAAGCTGAAGGCCATAGCCCCGGCACTGGACGCGGGTGAATCTGCGATCGCCTGCGGGTTGGGCGTGTTCGACATCAGTAAATCTCCATGAAGCCGGAGTTGCTCGGGGTTGCCCCCTCCAGCGGTTCGTTGAAAAGGGCGTGCATCGTTGCCCACGCCAGATCGGCGTGGCTCACTTCTTCGGATCGACCAGCAGCAAATGTCACCTGTCTGCCGCTGGCCGTGGTTGTCTTCTTGATAGCCATGAATGAGGCTGCGATCTCCGAGGCTCCAGCATCGAACTCGAGACGGCCCTTGCTGATCACGTCGTAGGCTTTCAACACCAAGCGGGTCTTGACCTCAACGCTGTAGTTGAAGCCTCGGGCATCGGGCCGGAACTGTTTCACCAACTGAAATACGCCGCTGCCCAAGCCGGTGACGTCGATGCCGATGTAGGTCACGCGGTAGCGATCGCAGATCTTGCGGATCGCCTCCGCCTGGGCGGAGAAGTCCATCCCCTTGAACTGGTGCCGCTCAAGGATCCTGAACTTGCCCCCTGCCACCAGTGGCGGAGCCAGCACGACCAGCGCCGCACGGTCGCCCGTATCCGCCGGGTCATAGCCAACCCATACCTCACGACCGGCGAAAGGACGCACCGCGAACGGCTTGTAGTCCTCCCACATCTCCCAACTGTCGACCATGCATGCCTGCATTAGGGCAAAGCCGAAGACGCTCGCGCCATCGTCGATGAACTGGCACATGAAGAGCTGTTCAAATTCACCCGGTCCGTACTCAAGCCGGAGCTGATTGATATCGAACAGGTCACAGCCACCGTTCTCAGCGTCCAGCACGGTGACAATCTGTCGCCACTGACCATCCTCGCAGTGTCGGCCCGGAGCCAATGCCTTGTGGGAAACGTCGAGTTTGATGTGGTCGGCCTTCGGTCGGCCCTTGTTGAAGAGCTCGGCTGTCCAGAACGGATAGGCTTCATGGCTCATCGCGGACGGAGTCGAGAAGTACGTCTGCCGCCATTGCTTCTGCGATGCCATGCCGGACGCTACTTTGCGCAGCTCCTTGAAGCGCGGGATCCAGAAGTACTCATCGAGATAGAGGTTGCCATGATAGCTCTGAGCCGTGCGGGAATTGGTGCCAAGGAAAATCAGCTCGGCGCCATTTGGTAGCTTGATTGGGTCGCCCTTCAGCTCAACCCCGGCCACCTGCCGTGCAAAGTCGATGATGTACGACTTGAACTGATGCGCCTGGGCTTTACTGGCTGATAGAAATATCTGGTTCCGTCCGGTCTCCAGTGCATCAATCAACGCCTCACGGGCGAAGTAGAACGTTGCGCCGATCTGACGGGACTTCAGCAGGTTGCGGATCCGCTCCACCTGCCCCGCGCGATACCAGTGTTTCTGGTAGCCGAACAAGCCGTCCATGAACGCGCCGACCAACTGCTCGTGCTGCTCTTCGCTGATCGCGTTCTTCTCGGGAGGCTTGCGAGGCCCCTTGTTCCGGTTGGCTACGTTCGGATTGAGATCAACTTCGTTGCCCGACTTCTCGTAGCGCTTGACGCGAGCCAGCCGCTCGATCTGCCGACCGAGCAGGTCTATTTCCTTGTAGTCCTTGCCCTCTTTCGACTCCTTGAGGATCAGCTGAATGAGCTGCGCTTCGAGCGTGCTGCCAACCCGTTCGATCGGATCGGAGTCGTCCCAAGCATCCCGCCGTTTCCAGCTATGGATCGTCGCGGGCTTTTCGTTGAGTTGCTCGGCAATTCGAGCGATACGCCACCCCTGCCAGTAAAGGGCACGGGCGCGGCGGCGGGGGTCAAGGTCGGAAGTAATCTCGTTCATGGCGGCAAGCATGCCGTTGCGCGCGTGCGACCTCGTATCGGCTCTTGTTGTGCTGCCTACCGGCACATCAGGCCACCGTTGCCTGTCCTTGCCAGCGATCCCCAACATGGCTGCGTCAATCGCCCAGCCCGACTGGGGAACATCGCAAAGGACAGGAAATGGCCAGCAAATCGAAAAAATTCCGCATTGCCACCGAAGGCGCCACCACCGACGGCCGCGTTATTGAACGTAGCTGGATCGAGCAGATGGCCGCGAACTACAACCCGGCCAAATACGGTGCCCGCGTCAATCTGGAACACCTCAAAGGCGTTCTGCCGGACAGCCCCTTCAAGCGTTACGGCGATGTTCTCGCGTTGACCTCTGAGCCTGTCGAGGACAACAAGCTCGGTCTGTTTGCCGTGATCGATCCGACTGACGAGCTGATCGCGATGACGAAAGCCCGCCAGAAGATTTACACCTCCATGGAAGTGCACCCGAGCTTCGCTGACACCAACGAAGCGTATCTGGTCGGTCTGGCTGTCACCGACGACCCGGCCAGCTTGGGCACCGAAATGCTGCAGTTCAGTGCCTCGGCCAAGTCGAGCCCCCTGACGGCCCGCAAACAAAGCCCGGACACGCTGTTCTCGGAAGCGGTCGAGTTCACCCTCGAACTGGACGCTGCTGCATCGAACGAAGACGGTAAGACCCTGTTCACCAAGGTCAAAGAACTCCTCGCGGGCAAGTCGAAAACCGACAACGGCAACTTCGCCGATCACAGCCAAGCGATCGAAGCCATCGCCGAAAGTCAGCGCGATCTGCTCGGGCGTTTCAGCTCGGTGTCCGCCCTGGAAGAAAAGGTCAACAAGCTCTCTGCCGATCTGGAAACCGAATGCGCAGCACTGGATGAGCTGACCAAGAAACTCAACTTCACCCCGGACAACAGCACCAATCGGCCACCAGCCACCGGAAACAAAGGCGCGGTCGTTACCGACTGCTGATCCCTGACCGCCCATACCCATAAGCCCGGAGCAATCTATGCGTAACGAAACCCGCCAAGCCCTCAAACTCTACCGTGACCAAGTGGCGCGGCTGAATGGCGTTGACGCCGATGCAGTAGCCAGCAAATTTGCGGTTTCCCCTCAGGTTCAGCAGACCATGGAAGCCAAAATTCAGGAAACCAGCGAGTTCCTGAAATCCATCAACGTCATCGGCGTCATCGAGCAAGAAGGCGAAGCCCTCGGCCTGATGATCACTGGCCCGATCGCAGGTACGCAGGACACCGCCACCGGTGACCGCGAGACCCGTGACCTGTTCGAGATCGATGGCAACCGCTACCGCTGTGAGCAAATCAACTACGACACCCACCTCAAGTACTCGATTCTGGATGCCTGGGCGAAATTCCCGCAGTTCCAGCAGTTGATCCGTGACGCGATCCTGCAACGCATTGCACTCGACCGCATCATGGTCGGCTTCAATGGCACCAGCCGCGCCCTGACCAGCAACCGCGCGACGAATCCACTGCTGCAAGACGTCGGCGTCGGCTGGCTGCAAAAAATCCGTGCGAATGCACCGTCCCGCTGGATGAAGGAAGTTGTACCGGCCTCGGGCAAAATCAAAGTCGGCCCGAACGGCGACTACAAGACCCTGGACGCAGTCGTCTATGACGCGGTCAACAACCTGATCGCCCCTTGGTATCGCGAGGACACTCAACTCGTCGCGATCTGCGGTAGTGCCCTGCTAGCAGACAAGTACTTCCCGCTGGTCAACACCGTTCAGGCTCCAACCGAGCAGAAGGCGGCTCAAGACCTCATCTCCAGCCAAAAACGCATTGGTAACCGCCAAGCAGTGAGCGTTCCGTTCTTCCCGGCGAACGCGATCCTGATCACCAAGCTTTCCAACCTCTCGGTGTATTGGCAGGAGGGTGCCCAGCGCCGGAGCGTTATGGACAACCCGAAACGCGACCGTGTTGAAACCTACCAGTCGTCGAACGATTCCTTCGTGATCGAAGACTACGAGTGCGTGGCATTCATCGAAAACATCGAGCTGGAGTAACGGCATGCCAACCCCCGCACAAGCACACTTCATGCGGGCCACTGCTGCTGCGGAAACTTCCGCAGCAGCAGAGGACAACCCGCTGGCTCTCGCTACCGGTTATGAGCTGATGCTGCACAAGCTCGCGACCGATCGCCGCCGCCTGAAGGAAGTTCAGTCGATGGAGCTCAAGGCCGAGCTGAAGCGCGAACTGTTGCCGGAGTACGTTCCCTACGTTGAGGGTGTGCTGGCCGCAGGTACTGGCGTTCAGGACGACGTGCTGATGACGGTCCTTATCTGGCGCATTGACGCCGGTGACGGACGCGGCGCTATGGAAATCGCCCGCTATGCAATCGCGCATCAGCTCTCGCTGCCTGATCAGTACCAGCGCACCACTTCAACGCTTATCGCCGAAGAGTTTGCTGACGCTGCCAAGCGTGCCCGAGACGGTGGCTACCCCGTGGATGCCACCGCGTTGAAGGACGTCCTTGAGCTGACGCTCGGCCAGGACATGCCGGATCAGGTGCGCGCAAAGCTGCACAAGGAAATCGGCCTGTCGCTCAGCCTCTCGATCGTCGACCAACCGTTGACCCCTGACGTGATGATCACCGGTGCCGCTGCCTTGGAGCACATGAAGCGTGCCATGGAGCTCAACGACAAGGTCGGCATCAAGAAAGAAATCCAGAAGCTCGAACGCGAGCTTAAGAATGCAACTACCAGCGGCGCTGGTAGCTGACACCGGGCGAACCCCGCGCACCAGGGCGGCAGGGGGTGACGGCAGGCTTGCCTCGCCAAAACCCCCTCCACCGCCCTTTTTTTTACCGGAGCGATTCATGAGCGGTTTTGTAGCCACGGACGAACTCATCAGCAGTGACTGCCCGGAAAACACCATCCGAAACTCTGGCTTTTTCCCGGACATCGATCTGGCGGATCTGCGGGAAACCGTTCGCCTTGACGGCACCGTCAGCCACCCTCGCCTGTACCACGCAGCGGTCGAAGCCATCACCAGTGCAAACCGGGATCTTCGTCAGTGGCGCGTAACCCAGCAGGCCGCAGGCCACAGCACCCTTGATGCGGTTCCAGCCGAAGCCATCGACGGCAAAAGCGAGCTGGTTTACTTCTACCTGCGGGCCGTCTACTCCAACGCTTCAGCCAACCTGCGCGAACGCTATCGCGACTCCGACACCACAGCCGACGGCCATAAAGCCGCCGACTCCCTTGAAACCCCGATCGACGATCTGCGCCGCGATGCCCGATGGGCAATCCGGGATCTGCTGGGCGTTGGCCGATCCACGATAGAGCTCATCTGATGCAAGTGCGCGCCCAACAGGGCGACACCCTGGACGCACTGGTGTGGCGTCACTACGGACGCACAGCAGGCGTGGTCGAGGCGACGTTGCAAGCCAACCCGGATCTCGCCGCGTTCGGCGCCGTTCTGCCGCACGGAACCTTAGTCACCCTCCCCGACCTACCCCCACCAGCGCAAAACCGCCTGGTTCAACTTTGGGATTGAAAACAAATGGCCGAGCCAGTCTCTACCAGCTACGCAACTGGATCCGTCGTCGCCGTCGGATCGCTGTCCTTACTTCCCGGAGTAGAGGCGGCGGTGATCCTCGGTGCCTTCGCCGGGGCTGTCGTCTTTGTCCTATCCGCCACGGACCTCACGAACGCCAAGAAGGTGGGGTTCTTCGCCATCAGCTTTATCGCCGGGATCCTAAGCGCCTCGATCGCCGCCGCGCTGATGTCCAGCCTGTTGCCTGAGCGAATTGAAGTCAGTGAAGGCTTAGGCGCATTAGTCGCCGCAGCCGTAGCTGTGCGTCTTCTGCTTTGGCTGATCAAGCTCGCCGAAAACCCCAGCGCCGTTTTCGAGCGGTTTAAAGGAGGTCGGAAATGAACTACCTGCCCCTGATCAACAGCATTCTCTGCGGCCTCATCGCGCTGTCACTGATGCTTTTCAGTCGCAAGGGCGCAACGCACCGACCGTTTGCCTCACTGCTCGCCTACACGGTCACCGTCGCAGCGGGCTCGGTTCCGATCATGCACATGATCGGGCGCCCTTACCCCCCTGACCCGCCGCAGCTCGTTCTCAATCTGCTGCTCTGCATCGCCTTGATATCTGTTCGAGGCAACGTGATCGAGCTGTGCCGACCAAGCAATTCACCACTGGATAACCGATTCGTTCGACTGCTACGGAGAGAGACATGGTTCTAAAAATGGATAGCCACGGCAGCGACGTTGCTGAGCTACAACGATTGCTCAACAAACGCGGGGCCAAAATCTCGATCGACGGCTGGTTTGGTACATCCACGCAGGCAGCCGTTATTGAATTGCAGCGCGAGGCGGGGTTGGTTGCCGACGGCATTGCCGGAGCAAAAACCATGGCCTTTCTGGTCGGCAAACCTTCGACTCGCGTTCTTCGCGAGCAGGATCTGCAAGCCGCGGCTGATCGCCTGGAGCTTCCGTTGATCAGCATCAAGACAGTCAACTCGGTGGAGAGTAACGGCTGCGGATTCTTGCCTGATGGTCGCCCCGTGATCCTGTTTGAACGTCATGTTTTCTATCAGCGCTTGAAGGCCAAAGGCGCCGATGTTGAAACTCTGGCAGCCCGATACCCAAACCTCTGCAACCCGAAACGCGGCGGTTATACCGGCGGGGCCGGTGAGTGGGCACGCCTGAGAAACGCGCGACTGATTATCGGCGATGCGTTCGCCGACATCGCTTACGAGGCCTGTAGCTGGGGACTGTTCCAGATCATGGGCTACCACTGGGAAAACCTCGGCTACGGCAGCGCCGCCCAGTTCGTCGACAAGATGAGCGAAAGCGAGGGAGCGCAGCTCGATGCCTTCGTCAACTTCATCGCCTCGGATGCCACGCTACACAAGGCATTGAAGGCCCGCAAATGGGCCGAGTTCGCCAAGCTCTACAACGGCCCGGCGTACAAGGAAAACCTCTACGACGCGAAGCTCGCCCAGGCTTACGAACGTTTCGAGAGGCTAGCCGCATGAAGATCGACCACCTTCAGCTCGAAGACGGAGACATCCTGCGGGTGCCTGCCGATACCACGCAGGAGTGCTTGCGCTGGCTTTCCTCAGCAATCACCAACCTGCACCCCGACAAGCGAATCATCGTCCTCACCTGCCCGATCGAAAAAGTCTCAGAGCTCGATCTCGCAGCGGTAGGCCTCTATCGCTCATTGCCACAGAAAACCACTCACTGAGAGGTGCCCATGCCATTACTCGGTAGCCCACTTGCCTTGGCTTTGGTCGCCTGCATGGCGCTGGTCGGTGTTCAGCAATACCGCCTGAAAGCCGCTGAGCTCACGTATGCGACCGAGCAACGAGATGGGGCGAAAAACACCGCTGACCGCATCGGCCAGCAACTGAACGCCATCAGCGAGAACGCCGCAGACCGTGACAAGGCCAACGCAGAACTGCGCGATTTGCTCGCTGATATCCGCAGCAGCAATCAGCAAAGCAAAGAACTGATCGAGAGGTTCAAACGTGAAAACAAACAGTTTCGTGATTGGGCCGCTGCTGAGCTGCCTCCTGCTGCTGTCAGCCTGCGCAAACGCCCCGAGATCGTCGGAGCCAGCCAATACCGAGCTTGGCTGTCCGCGCGTAACCGCGTGCCGCCTTCCACCGAGCCAACCGACGAGCAACGGCGAGCTGCTGCTCAACCCTGAAGAGTCCGAGGAAGCCTGGGCGGCGTGCGCCGCGCAGGTAGACATGATCCTCGACTGCCAACTGAAAGCTGAAAAAGCCAAGAACGAACGGAAGCACCCATGACCACACCTCAAGACCGCGCACAAGGCCTCGAACAACGTCAACGTGATGAGGCGCTGGCCCGTCATTTTGCTGCTAATCCACCGGTGCTGACCCCGAGCGCGACTCACTGCCGGGACTGCGACGATCAGATCCCTCAAGCACGAAGGGATGCCATGCCGGGCTGCGAACGCTGCATAGATTGCCAAGGGGCGCTCGAATGAATAAGCCCGACAGCCTGCGAGCTCTGCTGAGAACTGCTGTTCCGCAGTTGAAGCGAGACCCGGACAAGCTGCATATCTTTCTGGATGAAGGGAACATCATCGCCACGGCAGCGAACACGCTGTCCTTTGAATACCAGTACATCCTGAACGCCATCGTCACAGATTATGCAGGTCACCCCGACACACTGATGGTTCCAATCCTCGGCTGGCTCAAGGTCAATCAACCCGACATGATGTTGAACCGCGACAAGATGCGCGATGGCTTTTCGTTCGAGGCTGAGATTCTCAACAACAAGACGGCGGATATCTCGATCAAGCTCAGACTCACTGAGCGAGTGGCGGTCACCGACGATCTCGCTACAGGGCAGCGAACCATCAAACATCTTGATGAGCCCGCCCTCGATCCCTATGCGGAAGTCGAACAGTGGGAGCTCATCATTCACGGTGAGAAGGTGACGACATCTTGAGCAGCCTGGATCCGTTAGAAGCTCGCCTCGGCGGGCTATTGGCCCAGCTCGAACCCAGCGCGCGGCGCGACCTTGCGCGGGCCATTGCCAAGGAAATACAACCCCGGCAACGCAAGCGAATTGCGGACCAGATGAACCCGGATGGAACGCCATTCGCCAAGCGCAAACCGCAGTTGCGGCAAAAGGCAGGGAGAATCCGCAGGACAATGTTCAGCAAACTGCGTACCGCTCGCTACCTCAAGACTGCAGCCACCTCGAACAGCGCGGTGGTCGGGTTTGTGGGGCAGGTCGAGCGTATCGCTCGCGTACACCAATTGGGACTCCGCGAACGGGTGCAGAAGGGCGGCAAAGAAGCCCAGTACGCCACTCGCGAGCTACTCGGTTTCACCGATGATGACGTCAACGCCGTTCACGACCTCGTAATCTCACACCTTGCCCGCTGATTCAGTTGTGCCGCAATCCGGCACAACACTCACGGAATGCCGAGCTCACACCCGCGCGGCATTCTTGCGCCATGACCGAATTCGCCGACCTTGCCCGCCGCCTTGAAAGCCTGATCCGCACCGGAACTATCTCCGAAGTGCAGCTCAAGCCTCTGCGCGTGCGCGTTGCATCCGGGGGGCTGACATCAAACTGGCTCTCGTGCATCACCCTCCGCGCTGGCACTACTCGGGACTGGGATCCACCGACCAAAGATGAGCAGTGCGTCATTTTCAGCCCGAGCGGAGATCCGGCGCTGGGCCTTGTGCTGGTCGGTCTGAACTCGAACAGCATCCCATCGCCGAGCGACAGCCCTGACGAATGCCTGCGGGTTTATCCAGACGGCGCTCGGATCCTTTACAACCACAAGTCCGGTGCGCTGGAAGTCAGTGGTATCAAAACCGCGCTACTGCAAGCCGCCGAGAAATGCACAGTGGATTGCCCCGAAGTCGAGACCACCGGAAACCTACGGGTGATGGGAAAACTCTTTGTTGAACAAGGTGCCGAGATAACCGGTGAGGTTGTGCAGCAAGGCGGAAACATGAGCTCGAACGGCATCATCGTTCACACCCACAAACACCCAGGCACCGGAGGCCCGATATGAACTACTCGGGCATGAATGCCAGCACCGGCCAAGAACTTACCGAGCTCGATCACATCCGGCAGTCGTGTAGGGACATTTTCGTAACACCAATCGGATCTCGCGTTATGCGCCGTGAATACGGGTCGCTGATACCAGATCTGATCGATCAGCCTATGAACGCCTCGTTGCCTCTTCGCATCAGCGCGGCAGGCGTTATGGCTTTGCTTCGCTGGGAGCCTCGCATCCGTTTGAAGGGTTTCCTCGTCACGACTGGTTCGACTCCCGGTTCACTGATCGCTGAGCTGGACGGCACACGCGCTGACGGCCCGCAATCGGGCACCCCCATTCAAATTACAGTTCCACTCAAGGGGGCAAGCGCATGAGCGGCCTGATCGATTTATCGCAGCTCCCTGAGCCAAACGTCATTGAGGTGGTCGACTACGAGCAAATCCTGGCTGAGCGGAAAGAGCGCTTTGTAAGCCTGAACCCGATCGAGAAACAGGACGATGTCCGCGCAACCCTGCAGCTTGAATCGGAGCCCATCACCAAGATGCTCCAAGAGAACGCCTATCGCGAAATGCTGCTGCGGCAGCGGATCAACGAAGCGGCACTCGCGGTGATGCTTGCTTTCAGCAATGACGGAGACCTTGATCAGCTCGCGGCCAACTTCCATTTGGAACGGCTTGAGCTGGATAGTGGCAACCCTCTGGCAGTGCCTCCAATTCCTCCCACGATGGAGAGCAATGAAGATCTACGAGCTCGGTGTCAGATGGCCTTCGAGGGGCTATCTGTAGCTGGCCCACGAGGCGCGTACATCTACCACGCGCTATCGGCAGACGGCCAAGTGTCGGATGTCAGCGCGGAGAGCCCAGCACCATGCGAGGTGGTGGTTAGCGTTCTTTCGCGTGAAGGCAAGGGAATAGCGTCTCCCGCGTTACTTGCAAAAGTCACAGCCGCCTTAAGCGATGAAGACGTTCGGCCCCTTGGCGATCGTCTGACCGTTCAGTCCGTCACGATTGTCGAATACGCCGTCGAAGCCGTTCTTTACTACTACCCTGGCCCCGAGAGCGAACCCATACGCGCGGCAGCGGAAAAATCACTCCAAGCGTACATCGGGAATCAACGGCGTATCGGTCGGGACATTAGACGCTCAGCTCTCTACGCCGCTCTGCATGTCGAAGGGGTACAGCGCGTTGAGCTTGTAAAACCGGTCACGGACATCGTTCTGACCAAGGAACAGGCCGGGTACTGCACCAGCTCCACCATTTCGCTGGGTGGATCGGATGAGTAAGTCCCTGCTGCCGAGCGGTTCAACCCCACTTGAACGGGCCGCCGCCGAAGCTATGGCTGAAGCAATGGCACTCGGTGTGCCACTGCGGGACTTGTGGAGCCCCGAGCGTTGCCCACTGGTTCTACTCCCCTACCTTGCATGGGCGCTTTCCGTTGATCGCTGGGATCAAAGCTGGACGGAGAAAACTAAGCGCTCTGTCATTAAGTCTTCGTTCTTCGTCCACAAGCGCAAAGGGACAATCAAAGCGGTACGCCGCGTGGTCGAGCCGCTTGGCTACCTGATCGAGGTGGTTGAGTGGTGGGAAACCGTGCCCATGGGCGAGCGGGGCACCTTCGCACTGAAGGTTGGCGTCCTCGACACCGGTATCACCGAGGAAATGTATCAGGAGCTGGAGCGCCTGATCGACGACGCCAAGCCCGTCACCCGACATCTGACCGGGCTCGCGATCAGTCTGGAGGCGGCCGGCTCGGTTTTTATTGGCGCCTCGATCTACGACGGCGACGAAATTGACGTTTACCCCCCTGAACCCCGCGACATTGAAGTCACCGGCACCATCGGGCGCGGTGGGCGTGATCACATGATCGACACTCTGGATGTATACCCATGATTGACCAGTCTTCGCAGTTTTTCGCAATTCTCACCAATATCGGCGTGGCCAAACAGGCCAATGCCGACGCCCTGGGCATTCCCTGGAAGATCACCGAAATGGCGGTCGGGCATGCCAACGGCACGGACCCGATGCCTGACGCGACGCAAACCAGCCTGCTCGGTGAGTGGCGCCGGGCGCCGCTGAATCAGCTCAAGGTTGACCCCAATAACGCCGGAATCATTGTGGCGGAGCAAGTCATTCCGGCCGAGGTCGGCGGGGAGTGGATTCGCGAGATTGGCCTGTATGACGAGGCGGGCGATCTGGTGGCCGTGGCCAACTGCGCGCCGTCCTTCAAGCCGCTGCTGAATCAAGGATCAGGCCGCACGCAAGTCGTTCGCATGAATTTGATCGTCAGCAACTCCAGCAATGTGCAGCTCAAGATCGATCCGGCCGTGGTGCTGGCTACTCGCGAGTTTGTCACCGAAGAGCTGGCCAAACAGGACTTCAAGCATTCGGTGCTGGTGGCGACCACTGCCGCCATCGTCCTCAGCGGTTTGCAGACCATTGACGCCGTGGCGCTGCCAGCGGGCGCCACGGTGCTGGTAAAAAATCAGGTCGCAGCCAAAGACAATGGCCTGTATGTGGTGGCAGTCGGCGCCTGGGTGCGCCGCACGGATGCGGACAGCAGCGCGAAGGTCACACCGGGTCTACTGGTTCATGTCGAAAAAGGCACGGCCAACGGTGACGGGGTTTGGCAGTTGGTCACCGATGGCCCGATTACCCTGGGAGTTTCGGCGCTGGCTTTTGAAATGGCCTTTGGCCGCACGGGGGTGGCGGTCGGGACTTATCGCAGCGTGACCGTGGACAAATACGGGCGCGTGGTTTCCGCGACGAATCCGACCACGGTGGCGGGTTATGGCCTCACGGATGTCTACACCGTGACGCAGATCGACGCGGCGTTAGCACTCAAGGCGAACTTGGCTGCCCCGACCTTCACCGGCGCGGTTTCTGTCCCGAACGTGGCGGCGGGGAACAACAGTCAACTGGCGGCTAACACGGCATTCGTTCAAGCGGCGCTGGCGGCGTTGGTGGCGTCGTCCCCTGCTTCGCTGGATACGCTCAATGAGCTGGCCGCCGCCTTGGGCGATGACCCGAACTTTGCCACGACCATCACCAACTTGCTGGCGCTCAAGTCTCCACTGGCCAGCCCGGCATTTACGGGGGCCCCTACCGGTCCGACGCCGGCGCTGTTCGACAACACCCTGAAGTTTGCAACTACCGAGTTCGTAAAGCGAATGGGGGTCGAGTGGTCGAGCTTCGGTACGGTCAATAACAGTACGGTACTGGGCAATGGAAGTGTTGGCGGCATCGTTAGCGCGTCATCTCCGACGGCAATTAACGTTACCTTGCCGCCCACCGCGCCAGTGGGGCCGGGAGCCATGATCATGGTGCTAAGCGGTGGGGCTGGGGCTGTCACGCTGTTGGCTTCGGGTGCCGAGATCATTACGAATGCAAGCGGTTCCGCGATATCCGTTGTTCTGGGGCAAGGTGATTCGGCGCTGCTGTCGAGGCTGACTGGCGAGTGGCGTTTGATTGGCGGTTCGGTCGCGCTTAAACATGCGGCGGTCTTCGCTGCTTCATTGGCGGCCATCGGCAACCAGAAGCTACCGAGCGGACTGATTGAGCAATGGGGTTACTCAACTAACACCGGAGCATCTACTGCGGTAACTTTTTCTACTGCATTCCCGACAGTATGTTTGAGTCTAGAGATCACCTGTCAGTCGGGTAACCTTGCAGCTAGAGGTCCACTTGCTTGTTATGCCAACTTAACTAACTCTGGTTTCGCATGGGGCGCAGAATCTTCGGGTGCGACTGTGACTACACCAGGAGCTGTGGCAATGATGTGGCGTGCAACCGGTAAGTGACAGACTAAGGAGGAATATATGTTCGCTTCAAAAGCTACTCGCGGTTTTTACAATACCGAGATTCATGGTGCCCGCCTGACCATGATTACAGATCCTGCTTGGATCAGGCCGAAGATGGATATCGTTGTACAGCAGGGTGAGTCTGTTTGGGTTGACGGCGAGCTGATCGAGAACACGGGTGATGAGCCAGTAACAATCCACGATGTTCCAGATATGAGCGCAATTCCTGACACCCTGGAGGTCACTAACCCGGACTGCTTGATTCCTGAGGATGCGGTAGAAATCTCTGCTGGGTTCCATGCTGAGCTGCTGGCGGGGGAGTCGGAAGGCAAGGTTATTGCCTGGGATGGTGATGGCTATCCAGTGCTGGTTGATCCACCGCCGCCCGGTGATGAGGAGTTGGCCGCTGTTGAGCGGGTTTGGCGGGATCAGCGCCTGTCTGAAACGGATGGTGTCGTGACGCGCCATCGCGACGAGCTGGAGGAAGGTGTGGAGCCTACATTGACGGCCGCGCAGTACACCGAGCTTCAGGCGTACCGCCGCGATCTGCGCAACTGGCCGGAAGCGGGAGAGTTCCCGTTGATTGAACACCGGCCCACTGCCCTACCATGGCTGACAGAGCAAATTTGAAAAAGTAAGAGACGGCGGCTGGACGGATGCGCTAACACCCATCCAGCCGCTTCAACACCACTGATCGAACCAGTGAGCCAAAGCCAAGGCCGCCTGCCTGACGTCAAGGCGCGGGCACCTTAGCACAATCGCATAAAGGGCTCACCCCAACATGGAAGACATCCGCTGCGGCAATTGCGCCCGCAAACTGGCCGCAGGCCGCTACATCGAATTGACCATCAAGTGCCCACGCTGCGGCACCTTGAATTCACTGAGGGCCACGAGCCCCGCACACGAACGCCCGCGAGCGTCTACTGAAAGGCAAGAACCATGCACGCGGCAACTCCTATCATCCCGTGGCTCGGTGGCAAACGGCGTCTCGCCGATCGGCTGATCCCACTCTTCCCACCTCACGAATGTTACGTCGAGGTTTTTGCCGGTGGGGGTGCGTTGTTTTTCCTGCGCCCCATGCCTGCTCAAACCGAAGTGCTGAACGACATCAACGGCGATCTGGTGAACCTGTATCGGGTGGTGCAGCACCACCTCGAAGAGTTCGTGCGCCAGTTCAAATGGGCGCTCAGTAGCCGCCAGATTTTCAAGTGGCAGCAGATGACCAACGTGGAAACGCTCACCGACATCCAGCGTGCTGCGCGTTTTTTCTACCTTCAGCAGCACGCCTTCGGTGGCAAGGTCAGCGGGCAGACGTTCGGCACGGCGACCACCGCACCGTCGATCAACCTTTGCCGTATCGAAGAAAACTTGAGCGCCGCACACCTACGGCTGTCAGGCACCTACGTCGAGAATCTTCAATGGCAGGAAGTCATGCGCCGCTACGACCGCCCGCACACTTTCTTTTACTGCGACCCACCCTACTGGGAAACCGAAGGCTATGGCGTTGAGTTCGGCTTCGAGAACTATCTCGCCCTGGCGAAGTTCATGCGGGAGTGCAAAGGAAAGGTGATGGTTTCGATCAATGATCACCCCGACATTCGCGAAGCGTTCGCCGGGCTCCATATGGAAGGTCTCGACATCAAGTACTCGGTGGATAACTTACGCGGTGACGCCAAAACCAGCCGCGAGTTGGTGATCATGAACTGGGAGCCGCAAGTCTTCGGCGGGCTTTTCTAGGCGCAATTGTTGTGCCTCCTAAAGGCACAACACCGGGGCGATGCCGCGCCATCGCGCGCGCGGCATCCTTGGCCGCAACCCTCTTACCCCGGAGAAAGAGACAATGGCAGCAGACCAATACCACCACGGCGTGAGAGTCCTCGAAATCAACGAGGGCTCACGCACCATCCAAACAGTCAGCACCGCCGTGATCGGTTTGACCTGCATCGCAGAAGATGCCGACGCGGCCTTCTTCCCCGAAGATCGACCGGTGCTTATCACGAACATCAATCAGGCGATCGGCAAGGCAGGCATCACGGGCACTTTGGCTGCCAGCCTGGACGCGATTGCAGATCAAACCAACCCGGTCATCGTCGTCGTTCGTGCCAAGAAGGGCGCAACCGACGCAGAAACGACCAGTAACCTGATCGGCACTACCACCCCGGCGGGCAAGTTGACTGGCATGAAAGCGCTGCTCACCGCTCAGAACACGCTCAAAGTGAAACCGCGCATCCTCGGGGTTCCTGGCCTCGATAGCCTACCGGTCGCGTCCGAGCTTGCCTCTATTGCTCAAAAGCTTCGGGGCTTCGCCTACGTCTCGGCACACGGCTGTGCGACCAAGGAAGAGGCTGTCGCCTATCGCGACAACTTCAGCCAGCGCGAGTTGATGACGATCTGGCCTGACTTCGTGAGCTGGGACACCGCGCTCAATCAAGAAGCCACCGCCTTCGCCATTGCTCGTGCCCTCGGCCTGCGCGCCAAGATCGATCAGGAAACCGGCTGGCACAAAACCCTCTCCAACGTGGGCGTGAACGGCGTCACCGGAATGAGCCGCGACGTGTTCTGGGATCTTCAGGATCCGAACACCGATGCCGGTTACCTCAACCAAAACGAAGTCACCACGCTGGTACAGAACAACGGCTATCGCTTCTGGGGCTCCCGAACCTGCTCTGACGATCCGTTGTTTCAGTTCGAGAACTACACCCGCACAGCCCAGGTTCTGGCCGACACGATGGCTGAGGCGCATATGTGGGCCGTGGATCAGCCGCTTCACCCATCGCTGGTCAAGGACATGCTCGAAGGCCTGAATGAGAAGTTCCGGTCACTGACCGGAACTTATCTGATCGGCGGCGAGGCTTGGTACGACGAAGAGATCAACACCAAGGACTCGCTGAAGTCCGGCAAGTTGTACCTCGACTACGACTACACCCCGGTGCCGCCACTGGAAGATCTGTCCTTCCGTCAACGCATCACTGATCGCTACTTGGTCGACTTCGCAACTCGCATCAACGGCTAATCGAGCGGGCTGGTGATCCAGCCCGACATAGAAGGAATTCGCTATGTCCCTACCCCGCAAGCTCAAACACTTCAACGTCTTCTACAACGGTGAAGAGTTCTTCGGTCAGGCGACCGAAATCACACTGCCAAAGCTCGCCATGAAAGCCGAGGCGTACCGTGGCGCTGGCATGCCCGGCGAAGTTGACATCGACCTGGGCGTAGAAAAGCTCGAGCTGGAACACAGCTACGGCGGCTTGATGTACCAGATCATCAAGGACTTCGGCATTACCAACGTCAGCGGTGTTCTGCTGCGTTTCTCAGGCAGCTATCAGCGCGACGATACCGGCGATACCGATGCTGTCGAAGCCATCTGTCGCGGCCGTCACACTGAAGTCGATCAGGGCAACGCCAAGCCCGGTGATGACACCGAGTTCAAGGTCAAGTCCACGCTGAGCTACTACAAGCTCGCCGTCAACGGCGCTACCCTCATCGAAATTGACATGGTCAACATGATCTACAAGGTCAACGGCGTGGATCGGCTCGAACAACACCGCCGCAACATCGGTCGCTAAACCAACGCGGTCGTCGCCTCGGCGACCGCCCTTCACTACTCAGGAAGAAACCCCATGTCTCAGAACCAAACCGTCACCCTGGACACCCCGATCAAGCGCGGCGATCAAATCATCACGGAGCTGACCCTGCGCAAGCCGTCGTCGGGCGAACTGCGCGGCATCGCGCTTACCGACCTGCTGCAAATGAACGTGACGTCCCTCACCAAAATCCTGCCGCGCCTGACCTCCCCTTCGCTCACAGAGCAAGATGTCGGACGTATGGATCCCGCCGACCTTGTTCAGCTTGGCTCGCAGGTCGCTGATTTTTTGTTGCCGAAGGCGAGCAAGCCGGATCAATCCCCCGCCGAGTAGAAGACCCGATGGCCGATATCGCCACGGTGTTCCACTGGACACCGGAGGCGATGTCGGCAATGAGCCTTAGTGAACTGATGGAATGGCGCGAGCGCGCCCGGCAACGAAGCGGAGCGGACGAATGAGCGGCATACGTAATCTGAAACTGGAAGTCATCTTGCAGGCGGTCGATCGGGCCACACGGCCACTGAAGGCCGTCATGCAAGGCAGCAAAGGGTTATCGCGAGCGGTGAAGGAAAGTCGCGATCAGCTCAAGGCGCTGAACGACCAACAGGGCAGGATCGATGCATTCCGCAGCCTCACCCGAGAAGCCAAGGAAACCGGTGACAAGCTCGCTGCCGCTCGGCAGAAGGTCAAAGAACTATCCAGCTCTATCGCTGCTGCCGGGCCGCCCACGGAGAAAATGGCACGGCAGCTACAGCGTGCGGAGATCGCTGTGGAAAAGCTTTCTCTCGCGAACACGAAACGAATCGATGCAGCCCGTGCGGCCAAGACATCATTGGATGCGGCAGGCATCAGCACCAACCAACTCTCCAGCCACGAACGCCAGCTCAAGGAGCAGGTTGAATCAGTCAATCGGGTGCTCACCCAACAGTCGACGAAGCTTGCGAGGGTGAGCAAACAGCAGCAACGCATGCAGGCCATCAAATCGCAGTACGACAAGGGCATGGACACGCGAAATAAGATGGCCGGAGCAGGCGCTGGGATGACGGCAGCAGGTGCCGCAACGGGCGCAGCCTTACTCGTTCCCGTAAAGGAGTATGCCCGTGCGGAAGACGCGGCCACTCAACTCAAGGTAGCGATGATGACGTCCGGCGGCCAAGTCTCGGCAGAGTTCGACAAGATCAGCGAGTTAGCAAATAGCCTCGGCAACCGTCTGCCAGGCACAACCGCCGACTTCCAGAACATGATGACTATGCTCATCCGCCAAGGTATGTCAGCGCAGTCGATCCTCGGAGGCCTGGGCGAAGCCACTGGCTCGCTCGCGGTACAACTCAAAATGCCGTTTGAGGAAGCGGCTGAGTTCTCCGCTCAATTGCAGGACGCTACCCGCTCCACCGAAAAGGAAATGATGGGGCTGATGGATGTCATCCAACGAACCTACTACACCGGGGTAAACCCGGACTGGATGCTGCAAGGCTTCAGCAAGCTCTCCGCAGGCATGGACACCATCAAAGCGAAGGGGTTGGACGGCGCCAAGGCGCTCGCCCCGTTGCTTGCGATGGCGAACCAAGCGGGCATGACGGATGGCGGCAGTGCCGGTAACGCCTACCGGAAAGTGTTCCAAAAGAGCATGGACACCGCGACCATCACCAAAACCCTCAACGATTTGAAGACCACTAAGGGGATCGATCTCAAGCTGAACTTCACCGACGGGAAAGGTGAGTTTGGTGGTCTGCCGCAAATGTTCAAGGAACTGGACAAGCTCAAAGGACTCAGCACTGAAACCCGTATCCAGCTGATCAAAGACCTCTACGGCGACGATTCCGAAGTGACTCAGGTTGTGTCGCTCTTGATCACCAAAGGTCAGGCCGGTTACGACGAAATGATGGGCAAGATGAACGCCCAGGCTTCGATGCAAGACCGGGTAAACGCCCAGCTCGGCACGCTGGCGAACCTATGGGACGCAGCTAGCGGCACCTTCACCAACGCGCTGGTGCGTTTCGGTGAGGCGATCGCCCCCGAGCTGAAGGCTCTGACGAAGTGGATCACGGACGTCTCCGAAGGGCTGGGAAACTGGGCGAAGGAAAACCCTGTTCTTGCCAATGCTCTGATGAAAGTTGCCGGTGTCATCGCCATCGTTCTGACCGTCTTGGGTGCACTGACGCTCGCCATGGCTACCATCTTCGGCCCCATGCTGATTGCAAACGCAGGCTTCGCCATGCTCGGCGCCAAGCTGGGTGGAGCCTCGACACTGATGCGCGTCTTCACCGGTGGCACTGGCTTGCTCAAAGGCGCGCTGAGCTTAATGGGAGGCGGCATCATGAAGCTCATCGGCATCCTACGTCTGCTGTTCGTGGCGATGATGTCAAACCCGATTCTCGCGATCGTTGCTCTGATTGCCGCTGCTGCGGTGTACGTATGGTCGAACTGGGACACATTGGGGCCAAAGTTCGCGGCGTTGTGGGCAGGAATCAAGGCCGGTGCAGCCGCCGCCTGGGAAGGGTTGAAATCCATAGTGATGGGCGTCGGGCAGGCTCTGGCCAGCTTCTTTATGAACTGGACGCTCCCCGGCCTGATCTACGGCCACTGGGATCAAATCATGGCGTGGATGGGTGCGCTGCCTGCCAAGTTTATGACCCTGGGCTCGCAGATCATGCAAGGCATGGTCAACGGCATCACCGGTAGCTTGGGAGCGGTCAAAGACGCAATCACCGGGGCAGGCGGTGCAACGATCGACTGGTTCAAAGAAAAGCTCGGCATCCACAGCCCGAGCCGGGTGTTCGCTGAACTCGGCGGCTTCACCATGGCCGGGCTTAACCAAGGCTTGGCCGAGAACCAGACAGGGCCATTATCAACCGTCACCAGCTTCGCCAAGCAGCTCACCGCAGTCGGGGCAGGCATCGCTATTGGTGCTGGGTCGGCATTGGCAGGGCCGATCCCAATCGACAGCCAATCGCCTATAGCACGTTCAATTCCTATCGATAGCCGACCGCCTATCTCATCCCCTGCCGCAGCGGGTGCAGCTGGTGCAGCGCAATCGGGCGGCGGCCAGATCATCATCAACGTTCATCCATCAGCGGGAATGGACGAGCAAATGCTCGCCAAGCTGGTCGCGGCGGAGGTCGCCAATCTGGAGCGGCAGAAAGCAGTCCGTGGCCGCTCGCGCCTTGGCGACAAAGATTAAGGAACCCTGCAAATGTCGATGATGGCCCTCGGGCAATTTACCTTCAGTCTGTCGAGCCTTCCTTATCAGGAACTGCAGCATCAATTCGGCTGGCGGCACCCGACGACTAGCCGGGTCGGCGCGCGTCCGGCACGTCAGTTTCTCGGGCCTGATGACGAAAGCATCACCGTCAGCGGCGTACTGTTGCCGGAGCTGACAGGAGGCCGCATCAGCCTCGACCTAATTCGCGAGATGGGTGATCAGGGTTCGTCATGGCCGCTGATTGACGGCAGTGACGGACGCATCCACGGGCTGTTCATCATCGAAAGCTTGAGCGAGACGAAGAGCTATTTCTTTGAAGATGGGGCACCGCGGCGGATCGAATTCAACCTCAGCCTCAAGCGTGTCGATGATGACAAGATCGATCGCGTCGGGCGAGTCAACCGTCCACAAGGGAGCATGACGTGAATTCATTCGTTCAAGACTATCGGCAATATGCGAGGGAAGAGATCCACCCAACACCTGACTATCGCATCGCCGTGGTGGGAGGGAAGGACATCACCAGCACTCTCCAAGGGCGCCTGGAATCGCTGACCCTGACGGACAATCGCGGGTTTGACGCGGATCAGCTCGATATCACCCTGGACGACAGCGATGGGCTTTTAGACCTGCCACCGCGCGGAGCAAAACTGTCTCTCGCCTTGGGCTGGAAACATGAGGGTCTGGTCGACAAGGGCACCTACACCGTCGACGAAGTCGAACACAGTGGGAGCCCCGACAAGCTGATCATCCGGGCTCGGAGCGCGGACTTGCGCGCGGGATTGACCACAAAGCGCGAGCGCAGCTTTCACGGCAAGAAGGTGTCGGACATTGTGACGGCGATCGCGAGCCAGAACAGGCTCACCGCAGAGATCGCCAAGACGTTTGCCGACGAGATAGTCGACCACATCGATCAGACGAGTGAGTCAGACGCAAACTTGCTGACAAGGCTCGCAGAGCAGTTCGATGCCATCGCAACGGTGAAGCATGACCGCTTGATGTTCATCAAGGCGGGAGAAGCCAAAAGCGCCAGCGGCCTGCCACTTGGAGCCGTAACCATCGTTCGATCGAAAGGCGATCAACACAGGTTCAATGTGGCCGACGGGAACAACTTCACCGCCGTGCTGGCCTACTGGCAGAACACCGCGTCCGCCAAAAAAGGCGAGGTGCTGGTAGATGCCAAAACCGTGATCAAGAAGGTTAAGTCAGGGAAGACAGGGAAGCGGGAAAAGCTCGGCGTTGAAAGGAAAGATCCCGTCAAGCCGAGCGCGGAAAACACCAAAGTGTTGCGGCACACTTATGCGAGTGAAGCAACTGCCATCCGTGGCGCCAAGGCTGCATTCGATAAACTGCAACGTGGGGTAGCCTCGTTCAGTATTACCCTGGCCCATGGCCGGGCCGACCTATTCCCTGAGCTGCCTGCGGCAGTCATCGGGTTTAAGCCGATCATCGACAGCACCGACTGGATTATCAGTCAGGTATCTCACTCGCTTTCGGATAGCGGCTTTACCACTCAGCTCGATCTGGAAATGAAGATCGAT